GTATTAAATTCCCGTCTTGCATACTACCTTAAGAAGCTTGAGGCAAATTGTCTTTGCCAATTCAACGAGTTTTTTGATGAGGAAATTGTTGACGAAAGTTCACAGCCAAAGTCGTATTTTAATTTCTCTGGAGGAGAAAGAAAGCGTATCGATCTAGCTTGTTTGTTCGCATTTGCTGATATCAGACGTTTACAAGGAGATGTTAATTTTAGTACAGTGTTCTATGATGAACTTTTGGACTCGTCATTGGACGATAAAGGCGTTATTCTTACTCTTAGAACTTTACGTGAAAGATATCAAGAAAATGATGAATCGTGCTATATTATTACACACAGAGGAAACGAAGTTACTGCTAAGGCAGAACATACAATTCATGTAACTAAACAAAACGGAATTACTACAATTTCCTAGACATATATACAAATTTGTAATAGATAATAATATGCATTCTCCTTTTAGTTACGGTATCCAAAATCTTCATGGAGCTCCTCATGGTTTACCTTTGGGAATACCAACGCAAACTTTTGCACAAAGACAATTTACTTCGTCAAATATTCCTCCACCAGAAATTCCCGGTCAAGGGCTTAAACGAGCTGTTTGCTTTTTAGCTGATTATGGTGGTTGTGGATTTTATAGAGCTATTGGTCCTAATTTATTATTAAATCTTCACAATAAAGCTGTAATCATGGATTCAACAACCATGATTCTTGATCCAAATTATTATCAGACTGTTGAAGCCATTAAGTTTCAAAGACAGGCTACTGATTATCAGAAGAAGTTTGTACAATTCCTTAAGGAATCGACTAAGAACAAAAAGACCAAGTTTATATACGAAGTAGATGATGTTGTCTTTCATGAAGACATTCCAATGTATAACCGGAATAGAGATGCTTTTACGGATCCGGCTATTCGTCAAACTATCATCGAGATTATATCGATGATGGACGAAGTTACAGTAACGTCCGAATACTTTAGGGATTATATGATTGAAAAGACTGGTAATAAAAATGTATCAGTTCTTCCAAACTATTTGATGAAGTGGTGGTTCGATCGTTATTACAATCTTGGGGATCTTATTAAGAAATTTGAAAAGAATAAGAAAAAGCCAGTTGTTGCTATCTTTGCCTCTGGTACTCACTGCGATGTTCTCAACAGAGTTAATCAGCAAGATGACTTTGCAATGGTTGTTCCAGAGATTGTTAAAACTCGTACAGAGTTTCAGTACCATTTCTATGGTTCGTATCCTCTCACTCTCAAGCCTTTTATTGATAAGGGAGATATGAAATTCTCTAACTGGACACAACTGCCCGACTTTCCGGAGGCTATGGCAAATTCTGGAGCTCAAGTCACTTTTGCAGCTCTTCAAGACAATAACTTTAACCGTTGTAAATCAAATATTAAACTCATTGAAGCTGGCGCACTCGGTCTCCCTTGCATTTGTCCAGATATGGTTACATATAAAGATGCTTTCCTAAAGTATTCAACTGGAGCAGAATTTATTGATTGTTTAAAGGCTGCAACAAAAAACCAGACCGTTTACGCAGACTATTGTAAGAAGTCGAGGGAACATGCAAGCAAGTTTTGGTTAGACGATGAACCAAATATGATGAAACACTACGAATCGTATTTTACTGATTTTGGATCATCTGAAAGAAAATATTTAGTTTGATATTCCGGTCGGTTGTAGTACAATGGGGACATGTATCGTTGTGTAACCTATAATCCGTTTAATGAATCTGTCTTTTTGAGAACTTGGACAGAAAACGGGGATCGTATTGACACTGAGATTCCATTTAGACCGTATCTGTATATTGAGAAAGATGGAGCAGATGATGCTATATCTATTTTTAAAACGTCTTTGCTCAAAAAGACATTCAAGAATAGCATCGAGCGAAAGAAATTTACAGACAATTCAGCTAATAAAAGATTCTTTCATAATATTGGTCCCGAGCAACAATTTCTCGTGGATATGTTCAAGGATACGAACAATGATCCAGATTTCTCAAAGTTTGCACTAAAGACTTTCTTTATTGATATTGAGACTGAGATGACTACAGGAGCTTTTCCTGTTCCTGAAAAGGCCAGAGAACGTATTAATCTTATTACAGTATATGATTCCTTGACTAAAACTACTCATACTTGGGGGTTAGAGCAAAGGTTTACACCAACGTTGCCTGATTGTGTTTATCATTATTGTAAAGATGAGGAAGAGCTACTTTTACAATTTGTAGATTTTTGGCGAGTTGATTATCCAGATATTGTTAGTGGATGGAATACTGCGGGATTCGATCTTCCGTATATCATTAATCGGTGTAAGAATTTATTTGGTGAGGATTTTATTCAGCAACTTTCACCTGTTGGTAGGGTTCATAGCAGAAAGATCTTTACTAATGATTTTGGTAAAGAGATGACTAAGTGGATTATTAACGGAATAAGCTGCATCGACTACATGGAAATATACAAAACTTTTTCCGTTGGAGAAAGAGAGTCGTATTCGTTGAATTATATATCTGAGTTAGAACTTGGCGAAGGAAAGATTGCTTTCAATGCAGCAAGTCTTGGGGAACTTGCATCCAATGATTGGAAGACATTTGTTGAGTATAACATCCAGGACGTTCATCTGCTAGTTAAGCTAGAAGATAAACTAAAGTATCTGCAGATTGTGAGGCTTCTTGCTTATAAAGGTTGTACTAACTTCGAAGCAGCTCTTGGAAAGATTGCTATCGTTACTGGCGCTGTTGCTATTCAAGCTCATAAACAAGGCTTTATCATTCCGACGTTCGGGATCAATAGTGATCGCGAGTCGTATGAAGGAGGATACGTCAAAGAACCAGTAAGAGGATTGCAAACAGCTGTAGTGAGTTTTGACGTTAATTCTCTATATCCTAATACTATTATTACGTTGAATATCTCTCCGGAAACTAAGATTGGAAAAGTCGTTACTGGAGACTTTGAGACATCGGACGAAATTACTATTCGTCTTGTTAACGGAAAACTTCATACAACGAAAGTAGAAGGATTTAAGAAATTCTTAGTGCAAGAAAAGATGTCAATATCGAAGGCTGGCGTCCTGTATTCACAGAAATCTAAAGGAGTTATTCCAAACCTTATTGACGAAATTTACAAAGAACGTGTAAGCATTCAGAAACAACTTCATCAACTTGAGTTAGCTGGGGCAAAGGATGAACAAACTTCATCAAAGATAATCTATTTTGATACTCTTCAATATACACTTAAGATTCTTCTTAATAGTATATACGGTACGTTTGCAAACAAGCATTCATCACTAATGGACATCGATAACGCTATGTCGATTACTATAACTGGTCAGAATGTAGCAAAAGCTGGCTCAACGATTATTGACGAGTATCTTAAAGATAAGTTTGGTCTTAGTGGCAAATCAGCAACGATCTATCAAGATACCGATTCTGTGTATGTCACTATACAACCGTTGCTCGATAAGCTTAGTCTCTCTCTTCTTACGGATGGAGAAATAAACGAAAAGGTAAACGAGATAGTAGACGCGCTAGACAAGCATGTCAATCAAGAGATTCTTAACTGGGCAAAGACAGATCTATATTCAATCGATCCTCGATTTGCATTCAAACGTGAAGTGATTGCAGACGTTGGAGTATTTCTTCAAAAGAAACGATATATCCTTCACGTATTGAATAATAAAGGTATCAAAGTTGATAAGTTTAAATTTGTTGGAGTTGAACTTGTAAGATCAACAACACCAAAGAAGGTTAAAAAGTTTATTGAAAAGATTACAAAGACTGCTTTGTTGTCTCGCAACGCAAAAACAACAAACGAAATTTATAGGAATAGTTATGATGAATTTACTCAGCTAACACCTGAAGACATCTCTCTAAGAACTTCTATCAACAATCTAGAAAAATATGCTGAAGGGGCTTCTTTGTATAAATTCAAAGACGCTACTCCATCTCACGTTAAAGGAGCAATCGCATACAATATCTTGATTAAGCAATTGGGTTTGTCAGATAAGCTCGAAGCTATTCAGACAGGACAGAAAGTTAAAAAGTTGTATTGCACTAAAAACAAGTACGGGTTGGATGCTATTTCTTATGTAACGACTCTTCCTGAGGAGTTCCATCTTAAGGTTGATTGGGATAGAATGTTTGAAAAACTTGTATCTCAGCCGATTGAAAGACTTTATGAAGCAATTGGATGGACATTGCCTGTTATCGGCAAAGAAATTCAAACTGATTTGTTTGACCTCTTAGGACAAGACTGATGATCACTCAAAAACGAGTATATAAAGTCTTGGCTAGTTTTTTACAAAAAGATTATTACCTTGAAGATTTTTTGGACGGAGATATTAAAGAAGAAATGTTAGCAGCATTTTTAATTCACGATTTGGTTTGGGTTTCTGACAATGATAGAGTAATATTAACACCAAAAGGTGAACAATGTGTACATCAATATAACTTGTCAGTTGACATACATAAAAAACCTAGTAAATTATAAGAGATATGAGTAACACATCCAACAACAAGTTAGTAGTTTTTCTCGACACAATCGGAAGAACAATCATCGGCAAGGTTTCGGCAGAAACGGACACGATTCTCTCAATTGAGAATCCTGCTCTCGTAGCTGTACAGCCCAATACCCAGACTGGCCAGATCCAGCTTCAGATCCTTCCCTTGTTCTTCAAGGAGTTTCAAGCTGATCGTAACGAGTCGACTGTTTGGCACTACAAGAAGGCTAATATTACGCTCGCTGACGACATTACATTTGTTGTTCAGTTCAGCGCTCAATATGAGCAGTTGTTTGCAGCTCCTTCAGCCCCTCAGGGCCAGGCCGAGGTCGTCAAGCTGTTTGATGATTCCGAGTCGAAGTAATCGATACATACATAAATTCGAAAAGGCCTCTTCGGAGGCCTTTTCTTTTGTTGAAAAATATTAAAGATAACGCATAATAGAGTATATGGCTAAACAAAAAACTACCGAAGTTGAAAAGAAAGGGTCTATTGCTGACGCATTTAAGGTGCTAGAAAATCTTAATCCGTCCGCCAAGTCTTTGGATGATGGGAGTCTCTCATCCGTTAACGAATGGATTGATACAGGTTCATATGCATTGAATGCTATTATTTCAGGATCTCTTTACGGAGGAATTCCTATGGGACGCTTGACAGGATTTGTTGGACCGGAGTCTTGTGGTAAAACTCTTATGGCTAACAAGATTATGGCAAATGCACAGAAGAAGGGCATGTATGTTGCATATTTTGATACAGAAGGAGCTTTGGATGAGGCTACTGCAAAGCGTCTTGGTTGTGATACTTCAAAGATCAAACACGTACCATCAGAAATTACAGAACAGTGTAGAAATGAAATTGTTCAATTCTTGAATTCTATTATTGCTAATAATCTTCAGGGTCAGGTATTGCTCGTAATCGATTCGCTTGGTAATCTTATCACTACACAAGAAAAGAAGAAGATAGACGAAGGTACAGATACTCTTGATATGGGTAACAGAGCAAAGGCACTCAAGAGTTTGATGCGTGCAATTACACATGCTGCAGCTAAGGCTAATTGCCCAGTTGTGTTTACTAATCACATTTACGATGATCCTTCACAGCTTCATCCTTCCGCTATTAAGAAGCAGGCTGGTGGTTCAGGTCCTCTTTATATGGCTTCTGTCATTGTTCAGATGGCAAAGAAGACAGAAAAGACTGATGATAGTAAGAATAAGGATGCCAATACAGAGACAACATTTCTTTCAAAAGGAATCAACGGAATGACACTCCGCACTCTTACAACCAAGAATCGTTTTGTTGCACCATTTCTCGAAACGGAGCTATACTTGAACTTTAAGACTGGCTTAAACAAGTATTCTGGTCTTATCGAAATGGCTGAAGGATATGGAGTTGTAGAAAAGGCAGGCCATCGTTATGTTCTTAATGGAGAAACTCTTGGGTTCTTTAAAGACTTCAAGGATGACGACTCAGTATGGGCAAAGATTCTTCCAGCTCTTGAAGAAAAGCTTAAGACTGAACTAGCATTCAAGAATGAATCTAGTGTTGAAGCCGATGCGGAGTTGGATGATACTGAAGTAGATGAGTAAAGCTCCTACTCAGCCCAAGCTTGACTTGGATTACTTTGAGAATATTCTGTTGCTGAACGCGTTGTCAGACACAGAATATCTCAGTTCGATTGTATCTCACTTAGATTCGTCTTTGTTTGTAGATAAGAATATTAGCAAGATTATTGGAAAGATATCTGAATTCTTTAATCAGAGAGGTAGTGTTCCTACGTTGACGGAACTTAAGGCTCGAATGACTTCTGAAGAGGACAGAAAAGCTTTGGAGGAAGTAAAGCCAAAGCTTGCTCAACTTCAAACCACATTCAATAAAGACGAGCTAGCAACAAATACGGAGCGTTTCTTGCGGGAACGTTTCATCTATAAAACTATTCTCAATGTAGCTGATAAGTTTTCGGATCAATCATTTCAAATTGAAGAGGCTCTTGTTGAGTTTGAAAAGGCATACAACATTACTCTTTCTGAAAATCTTGGACATTGGTACTTTGAAGATATTGAACGTCTCACAAAAGAACTAACAACTACATACAATCCTATTCCGACCGGTTGGAAGTTCTTTGATGACAAGTGTGAAGGTGGACTCTTTCCAAAGACTCTAACTGTATTTGCTGGCCAAGTTAATGTTGGTAAGTCTATTGTTCTTGGAAATATTGCTGCAAATATGGTTCTTGCTGATAAGAATGTACTTCTTGTTACGTTGGAAATGTCCGAATTCATGTATGCTAAACGTATTAGTAGCCAGCTTACTCAGATTCCTCATGGAGACTTGAAGACATTTACTAATGAACTCAAGGATCAAGTAGAAAATATTAAAAAGGCTCTTAATAGTCGCTTAGTTATTAAAGAGTATCCTCCAAAGACAGTTACTGTAAGACAAATTGATTCATTTATTACGAAACTTAAACACAAAGGGTTTGTTCCAGATATTATTGTCGTGGATTATGTAAACCTAATTCATCCTATTGCTAAGAACTTAAACTCATATGAGTCAGTAAAGGAGATTTGTGAACACTTAAGAGCTTTGTCTTTTAAACATAGTTTACCAATCGTTAGTGCTACACAGCTTAATAGAGGATCTTTCAATACAGTTAGTCCAGGCATGGAAGGAGTATCAGAAAGTATTGGACTAGCTGCAACTACAGATGTAATGTGCTCTATATGGCAAGACGACGAGTCTAAGGAATTAGGAATTATTAATATGGGAATGATGAAGAATCGCTTTGGTCCTAATTTTGGTTCTGGTGCTTTTAAGTGTAACTATAACACCCTAACTCTCAAAGAAACTTCTATGGATTATTTTGAAAACGATACTCCGTCTACTGATAACGTTGTCAGAAGCGTTGATGACGCGTTAAATAAACTTTCCGATGAATAAAGAGCCAATAGTTATAATGCATTCGGATCTTGATGGGTTAACATCGTATCTCGTATTGTGTTGGGCACTTGGCAAGAAGTTGAGTTATGCTGTCTCTACTCCTATGAAACTTGAAGAAGATGTTGATAAACTTCTTGCAAGAACAACTGAAGATACTCCTTTATACTTTCTTGATCTAGATGTTTCAAAAGTTGGTAACAAGATTGATAGAACAAATGTTACAATTATTGATCATCATAAAACAAATATCTTTCCGTTCAAGAACGCTAAGACAACCATTGTTAATTTTAGTTCTTGTGCAAAATTAATTTACAAGAATCTTATTGAAACAAATAACATAACAATTACTACAGCTCAAAAGACGTTGATTGCTCTTGCTGACGACTGGGATTCAAATACCAGAGCAACTCCACTTTCTGAAGATCTTAATATTGTCTATCATAGCACAAAGAACAAAGTTGCTTCCTTCTTAGAAGACTATTACGAAGGGTTTAAACCTTTCGATAAGTTTAAAACCAATACTGTTCTTTTATATAAAAAGCATAGAAAGGAATATCTTGATACACTAAAGCCGTTTATTGGTGTTGTTGAGTTTGAAGGTACTCCTGTACAAGTGGGGTCTGTATTTTGTGACAAGTATGTTGCAGAATGCTGTGATTATCTTTTTGAAAAGTATAAAGTTGAAGTAGCAATTGCTGTAATGGTTGAACAAAAAAGAATTGCAGTAAGAAGAGCTCCTACGAACCATCTCGTAGACGTTTCTAAGTTCGTACAAAGAGTAGCTAATGGTGGAGGACACGCTGCCGCAGCGGGTGGCAATATTACCGAAGAGTTTATTGAATTTACTAAGATGTTGAAGCCAGCAGAATAATGGTTAAATACCGTTACAATGTTTTCTGCTAATTTAGAACTAGATACATCAAACGCAAACCCTCTTGATAGAATTCGTTCAAGAGAATTTATCGATGGAGTGCTAAAAGCAGGTTCGTTGATATCAATGCTGGAAAACAAAAAGATCAACGTAACGACCTTATTCGTTCTTTTATTTGAAAGCACAAAGTATCAAGACTTTTTTACAGAAATTACGGCTTCGGATTCTTTTAAGGAATCTATTCTTTCTCTGTTGTATTTACATCCCGCTCTAGTAAAATCCAAATTTACGAAATCGGTTATAAGAAAAGCAAATGGTAAAAAAACAACTAAACGAACATCTGTCGGAACTCGAAAAGCTGCTTTATAATAAGCATCTTATTGTTTCTCGTTCGTTAAAGAATAAGCCTTTCAAGATCAAAAAAGATTTTTCGTCTATTGTCGATTCGGACAAGCATAAGTTTTTAAAACGGATAGCTACGTTGATCAAAAAGCATCCGGAAATTGATCCAACTGTCTTTTTTGAAGCTCCATATAAGCTATATCCAGATGTTGAATACTTTGGACTAGATTATTTCTCTACTATGAGAGCTGTTAAAGCATATACTACATATAAACAGCAACTGTTTCTGCAAAATCCAGATTCACAACTCGAAAGTGTTAAAGATTCTTTAAAGTTTATTGCTCGGTTCTGTGTAGAAAATAAGATATATCTGCATCAATATCCAACTCATAGAACATCTGATGTGTTTACATGGATGACTCACTACAAACAAAACAAGATTAATGTTTATGTTATGATGGAATTTCCTGATATATATTCGTCCGTCCAAACCCTTGCCGAAGATGTTCGTAGGTTTTTTGTGAGTGAGTTTGTAGAGCAATTTAAACAACTTAGAAGTATGTATTTGTCTTCTAAAGAACTCCAACCCTATCTTAAAAAAGCTTTGCCAACTATTGAAAATTTCATTTATTCAGAGTTGACGAAATGTAAAAACACCGTAATATAAAACCATATGACAAACACAAAATCCATGTTCGATGCCATCAAGCAATCTCTTTCCTCTTCTGAGAAGAGTGGAGGAGGAAACGCTCTCTATAAGGAGATCCTTAAGTTCACTCCAGGAAACACTTATCAGGTTCGTTTGATTCCTAATCCAAAGGATCCTGCTAATTCAATCTTTCATTACTACAATCACGGCTGGAATTCCAATTCTACTGGCAAGTTTGTAACGGCTCTGTGTCCTACAACCTTTGGGGACTCTTGCCCAATTGATGCCTATTATCTCAAGACGTATCGTACCGGTACTGAGTCTGAAAAGGCTGCAGCAGCTGTCCTTTCTCGTAAGGAAGGTTGGATGGTCAACGTGCTTGTTGTCTCCGATCCAGAGAATCCAGAAAACGAAGGCAAAGTTAAGATCCTTCGTTATGGTAAGGAGCTTGCTAAGATTATTGACAGCGCTCTGAAGGGGGATGATGCTGATGAGTTTGGTGTCGAGAAGGTATTTGATGTCGAGAACGGTTCCACACTTCGTATTAAGTGTGAGGCTCGTACTGGTAATGCTCGTGGAGCAAAGCAGTATGTCACTTACGCTTCTTCGAAGTTCCTTTCTCCTTCTGCAATCGAGGTGGATGTAGAGACTACTTATAACTCGCTTCACGATCTCATGGCTGTCAACAAGCAGACTACTACTGCAGAGATGCAGCGCTTGCTCGACGAGCACTTCTTTAATCTCACAACTGGTTCTACACCAGAGGCTGATGACGAAGAGGAAGAGACAGAAACTTATACAGCTCCGGTCAAGGCCGAGTCAAAGGCTGCAGAAAGTGTTGTTGAGGCTGATGAGTCCACAGATGAAAAGCTCAAGAAGCTTCTTGCCGATCTCTAATATTGTAGTACTATATTAGTATGCCGATCAATTATAACGATTATTCCGAACATATGCCTCATCTGAATTTTCAGTATGATGAGGAGTATTATCCTGAGGATAAGGATCTTCCAGATCCTCAAATTAATCCTGTAATTCCTGGTTCCAGAGTTCCGATCAATAAGGTCGGAGTCTCTGGCGTGGAGTTGCCTGTTAATTTTATTAGACGGGATGGTTCGATTGAGAAGTTGACTACATCAGTTTCTCTTTACGGATCGCTTGATAGCCCGGATGCAAAGGGATTGAATCTTAGCAGATTTCCAATTGTAATGCATGAGCAGATTGCTAACCATGTATCAATTGACGGTATTACACACATTCTCGATGCTTTGCAACAGAAGCAAGGATCTAAGGATGTATATTGTAAGATGAAGTTTAAGTATCCTTGGACACAGAAGGCTCTTCGTACTCGTAAGGAACTTCCTGCCGATGCTCCTGATAATGAGGTGTTTAAGATTGTGGACGGCGTTAAGCTTTCGCACGAAAAGGCTGAAGGTTATATTTACTATAGTTGTGTCCTTGAAGGACAAAAGCACGGATCAGATTACAAGTTCTTTTTGACTGTAGACTATACATATAGTTCAACTTGCCCTTGCTCATTTGAGCTGGCTCAGGACGCTGTCTCCAAGAGAGGCCGTGCAGCTAATGGACATAGTCAGCGTTCGATTGCTAAGATTACAATTCAATTTGATCCTAAGAACGTTGTCTATATTGAAGACATTATTGAAATGGCTCGTAAACAAGTTCCAACCGAAGTCGTTGTTATTTGCAAGCGTCGTGATGAGCAAGCATTTGCTGAACTTAATGGATCGAATTTGATCTTTACTGAAGATGCTATCCGACTCTTTTATCAAGGTCTTGATGAAATGTTTAATGCCGGAAGGGTATTAGACTTTAGCATTACTACTGATCACTTAGAAAGTCTTCATCCGTGGGAAGCAACAGCCGTTATTCGTAAGGGCATTCCTGGAGGACTTGTATAATTTATGATAACTGAAGATAAACTAGCAGCAGCAAAATTGGCTCAAATTTTTGGAAGCGAGCTTCTAAGAGTTGATGAGAACGTTACTGTGTCAAGTAGCATGTCCGGACCAGCTGTTCGTTTGGATCCCAAGCAAATTCTTATGGGAGCTAATCAGAACGTGTCTGGAAATTTGACACCAGAGCAGAGGCGTATTATGGAAGCAGTTAACAGAGAAGCTGAAATGTCGTATCCAAGAAATGACGAGCCTCCTCGTCCGATAATTCAACCAGCTCCGGTGATGCAACAGACTATTAATCCGATAGGTGCTATTCCTCAGCCTGTTCAACAACAGCCTCAGGCCGATCCGAATCAGATGGAATTTTCATTTCCGCCTCCTGGTTCTCCTGGTTTTGAACTTTTTGAGAAGATTAATAAGAATCTTGAGCGCATTGCAAAGGCCATTGAGAATATTGAAGTGTCCTCCAAGCCTGAATCTACTAAAGAATGAATATCAAGATTAGTAAAAGAGCTTTGGTCGAAAATCTTTTAGCTCCTGCTAGCAAAATTTCTGACAACGTATGTTTTGATTTTAATATCAATCCATCTCAACTCAAAACTCTTGTTACATCTTCAGATAATTCTATTATTCTTTTAGTATCTATTCCTTGCGAATTGAAAGAATCGTTCAAGTGTATCATTCCTGATTCGAAAACATTTCTTCGTTTATTCTCTAGTATTGACGCTGATTCTATCTCTCTTAATGTAGAGTCCAACGTAGTAAAATATACCAGTCCTACAGTTTCTTTCAAATATCATTTGCTCGATGATTCTTATCTGAGTAACAAGAAATCAATTAGCGAAGATAAATTAGACCAATTAACATTTGATACTACTTTTGAATTAGCTAAAGCAAAGCTTTCAGATATTCTAAAGTTTAATTCGATTGTACCTGATGCTGAAAAGCTTTATTTTTCTACAAACAACGGAAAGGTAGTTGCTAAGATTGGCGATGAACAAAAATGTAATACAAACGAGATTACAATAGAAGCAGCAGAATCATTTTCTGGTTCTCCTATCACAGAAAGTATTCCTCTTAATATACAGAACATTCTACTTCTTAGCTTCAACGCCGAAACTATATCTGTAAGTATTAATCACAAATTAAAGGTTTTTAAGTTTGAAACTCCTTTAACAAAATATATAATCTCTGGACTTGTCAAGTAACCAAGCTAAATATCCCTATGGCTAACAAACTTACAACTCTCGGTTATATGCTTAAGCGTCTTCGTGATTCTGGTTACGTAGCACACAAAGTGTTTACTGATTACGGCGTTTCCGATCCAAGAGCATGGACTCTTGTTATTGAACCAAAGATATCATCTGTTTTTTGTACATGCTTTATTAATGATCCTTATCTTGGTGATTCGTTTTTTGAGTTGTATGATGGCTGTCAGTATATTCCAAGCAAACTTAGACTCAAGACTAGTTCTGTAGAAGTGCTTATTGAGCATCTTGTAAAGTATGGGATTGTTGGTAGCTCTACAGGTTGCTTTGTCCCTAAGAAAGCTTGAAACCTTAGGCTACCCCCCTAAGTAGCTTGATGGACAATAAGAAGCCATCGAGAAAGAAAAAGACAAAAGCTCCTCAAAAAAATAAAGAGGAGCTGCTTCCTATTTCCAAGTTTGAAAGGATTAATATAGAACAAGTTTTTGCCCAAGCTATGGCTGATTACAAAGACGAACTGTTAAGCAAAACAAAACGCCATAATAAAGATCTTTCTCATCTTAGCAGAATTGTTGAAGAATATCTTAGTTGTTTTGCTCTCGTTGGTTTTTCAATGGAAGGTGATAAGGTTTGTATTTTTAATGCTCAAAATGCAAAAGATGAAGGAGCTCTAGTAGATCATCTTCGTTCTACATTTATCGATATAGCAAATAATAGACCGTAAGATGGAAGAAAACGACGAGCAAAAGCCTCTTGGCACTAGAGGTAGGCCAAAAGGAAGCAAAAACAAAAAGAAGAAAAATAAAGCTAAAGATTTAGCTAAAAGAATTTCTAAGAAGACAAAAGAAATAACTGTAAAGTCTGAAGACTTTTTGTTAGACTCCGAATTAAATGATTCTAAGTTTTTAGAAACAGGTTATAAT